TTAATTTTTTTACTCTATTCTGGACTTCTTTTACCTTTTTTTCGTATTCCAAAAATTCATCTTTATAAATATCCGACCAATCTTTCATCTGTTTGAGTACCTTTTTATTATGAGAATACCATACTATAACCTCTTTGCTGATCTTATCACAAGCTGTGTATTCATCCATAACGGTTTTGGAACAATCTCGGCCCATCTGACAATATTTTAGAATATCTTCAAGCTCAGCCATGTTATCTGTATTAAATGTACTAAGTCCATCAATATGTTCTAATTCTTTATCGAGCATTACTTTATCATGATATTATTTTTTGACTATTATACAATTCCTCCGCTTCTTTTATTCTATAATCTAAATCTGTAGAAGGCCATTGGATGATAAAATCACCTTCCTTCCACTGTCCATCGTGCCCTAATATATCATTATACTGAGGTCTATCCTTAAGAAGTGGTATTTTCTTATAATCGTATGAATTGAAAACACGTTGAGGTAATATTTTAATAACTCTACCCCATAAAGTACCACCCGCTTTTACACCCTGTTCTGTTAAATGTGTACCAACACATAAATCTTGAATGAGCTGATTTTCAAATAAATACCATTCGCGGTAAAGTGGTAACCCAGCTATTATAGTATCAAGAAAAGCCTTACCTATAGGTGAATTCTTTATAAACATATTACCACAATTAATACCATTACAATCCGCTGGTATAATAACGTGAACGTTTGTATCTTTGGTACATTCATTTACAATATCTTCCAATTTAATCGTCATGTTAGTTATCATAACATCACAGTCAGTATTAAATATCCACTCACAATCTGGATACTTTTCAAATGCATCTTTCATGGCATACACTTTAGCCCACCCAATAGGTAAATGATCTTCTGGTATAGGAGGATTTCCGGCTCTCATTGGTTTACCAACTAACGATTCCGCACCGTCCTCGTAGTGTTTTAATACATACCCATGGCGCTCACAATACACTTTCTTATTTTTTAAAACTGTCCAGTCAGCTAAAGGTTTGTATTTTTCATCGTTAACTGATACAACAACATACATTATAATATTAGTGTATTAACTCTTTAAACTATCCTACGTTAACTTAATAAACTAAACACTAACGAATATCTATTTTTTTCACATATATAAGATTCACCAAGCTCAGTTTGATTCGAAATTTCACATGTCGCACCAAACTTCTTAGCCCAATCAGATAACTTCAATTTTTCTGGATATACCAAATTACACTCTTTATCTTTTCTATATCCCGCAACATATTCAAAAACTATACGAGACACGTCTTTTATATCTATAAAATCAAAATACTTATCCTTTTCTATAATAACGTGCCCTTTATCTTTACAAACAGCACTAAATCTTGTAGATAATTCACCCGGACCATAACACCCCCATATTCTCAAACTATATACGTTAGGTAGTTGAGCGATACGTTTATCTATCATCCATTTAGAAAGACCATACGGATCACTTGGAGGATTACCACGGAATACCGCACCACTCGAAAAGTAAATAATCTTACCTTTAAAAACACGGACTACATTTTCGAACATGAGTATATTATCTCGCAAAACATCGCTTGTATCTTCTTTTAAACGACTACCACCCACTACTGCACAATGTACAATCGCATCAAATTTATTTTTTTCAAAAAATGTTTCAACCGATTTTTGGTCTAACAATACGACTTCTTCGCGTGTAATAGGAATCCATTTATATTGTTGTAAAAAGTACCCCCCTAAAAAACCATTGCATCCTAAAACACCAACTTTCATTTACTTTTATAATAAGTAAATACTTTAAATACTTAAAAACAAACATTGTTATATTTTTATATGGAAAGATTACTAGAACTCACATCAAATAATAATTTGGGTCATCTAAGTAGTACTTTAACAACTTTACCTATTCTTGAATATATTTTTGAAAATAAAAATTTAGAAGATTATGTAGTATTATCAAACGGGCACGCAGGATTAGCACTTTATACAATTTTAGAAAAAATATACGGTCACGATGCCCAGAAAATGTATGAAGATTTTGGAATTCATCCATACAGAGATGTAAAAAGACATGTTTATGCAAGTACAGGTTCATTAGGTTCAGGTATATTATTAGCAACAGGTATGGCATTGGGAAATAAAGATAAACAAATTCACTGTGTAATATCTGACGGAGAATCACACGAAGGTAGTGTTTGGGAGGCACTAAGCTTTATAAATAGAAATAACATACATAATATAACCGTTTATGTTAATATGAACGGATATTGTGCATATGACACTATAGATCAAGAATATCTAAAAACACGACTTGAATCATTTTTACCACGTATAAAAATTTTTAAAACAAAAGTTCCAAATTTCGATAAAATAGAAGGATTAAAAGGTCATTATCATGTAATATCAAAAGAGGATAAAGATAACATTATTAAATTATTAAATGAAACGACGGGAATTTGTGAACTTATTAATTAATGAAATGAATAAAAATGAAAAAATATTCTTACTAACGGGTGATTTAGGTTTTGGGTTATTTGATGACATAAGAAAAGATTTCCCAAATAGATTTATAAATGTAGGTTCGTGCGAACAATTAATGATAGGATTAGCCGTAGGTCTTTCTTATGAAGGCTGGATACCATTATGTTATTCTATAACACCATTTTTGTTATACAGACCTTTTGAATTTATAAGAAATTACTTGAATCACGAACTAGCTAATGTAAAGTTGGTGGGTGGAGGTAGAGATAAAGATTATAAAAACCTAGGATTTTCTCATTGGGCAGAGGATGACGTCAAAATTATGTCATCTTTAGAAAATATAGAAATTTATAAACCAGAAACAATGTCGACAGAAATTTTTAACGATTTTATTTATAATAATAAACCATCTTATATTAATTTAATAAGATAATTTCATTTAAAGAATATATAACTCTAATTTATAATGCATAAAAAAGTCTGGTATGCCCCTAATAAATTCGAGTCATATGGAGAAGAAGAAATTAAAGCCGTTGAAGAATGTCTCAGAGACGGTTGGTTAGCCGGGTTTGGTAAACGTTCCGAAGAATTTGAAAAGCGAACGTCTGATCTTTTCGGTAAAAAAATGGGTCTTTTTGTAAACTCAGGAAGTAGTGCTATTTTACTCGCACTCGCCGCACTCGATCTTCCAAAAGGTTCAGAGGTCGTTACACCCGCGTGTGGATTTGCAACCACAGTTGCTCCTATTTTACAACTTGGTTTAGTACCTAAATTTTGTGATGTTGAATTAACAACATATGTACCCGCTCCATGGCAGGTAGTATCCGCGGTAACACACCGAACAAAATGTGTTATTATACCAAATCTTATTGGTAATGTACCGGATTGGGAAGGTATTAGATCAGTTTGCCCAGGAATACCTCTCATAGAGGATTCTGCAGATACAATTACTCGAAATGAATGTACGCACATAAGCACTACAAGTTTTTATGCGAGTCATGTTATTACTGCAGGTGGAGTTGGTGGTATGGTTATGTTCAATAACGAAGAACATTATAAACGTGCACTCATGTTCCGAGATTGGGGGAGAATTGGCGACAATATAGAAGAACCATCAGAAAGATTCAATCATTCTGTCGACGGCATTCCATACGATTGGAAATTTCTATATGGCGTTGCTGGATATCATTTAAAAGCGTGTGAAATGAATGCTGCATTCGGCCTCGCACAACTCGATAAACTCGAAGGATTTTTACAGATCAGGAGAAATATGATAGAAAGGTACACAGAAAACTTAAAAGATTGTTCATATTACACACTTCCAGATGATTCTAAAAAACCAAATTGGCTTGCTATACCTCTCCAATGCGAAGATAGACTTGGTGTTGTAAAATACCTCGAAGAAAATGATGTTCAAACCCGCGTTACTTTTGCAGGAAACATTACTCGTCACCCCGCATTTAGAGAATTTAAACAGGGGTTTGAAAATGCAGATAAAATCATGCGTAATGGTTTCTTACTAGGTGCACATCATGGCATGACCATAGAAGATGTTGACCGCGTGTGTAATTTACTTAAAAATTTTGCTAAAGATAAATAATAATGACTACAGCTCTGGTTACAGGTGGTTGTGGATTTATAGCCTCCAATTTTTTAAATTTAATGAAGGAAAAGTACCCCGAAATTAAATTTATAAACTTAGATAAACTCGATTACTGTTCAAATATACATAACGTAAAACCAGGTGTTTCTACATTTGTAAAGGGTGATATATGTGACGAAGACCTTGTCGGATATTTAATCAAACAATACGATTTTGATACCGTTTTTCATTTTGCCGCCATGAGTCACGTGGATAATTCATTTACCGATCCTAAAAAATTTACTCTAAATAATGCTTTTGGTACACATGTTCTATTAGATAAATTCAGGGAACTTAAACCAGATGTAGAGTTTATACATTTTAGTACGGACGAAGTTTATGGTGAATCAACAACAGGTATACCATTTTCAGAAGATACGGGTGTATTGAGACCAACAAACCCATACGCAGCTTCCAAAGCTGCTGCAGAAATGATAGTTCAATCGTATATAGATTCGTACAAAATGAATATCAAAACAATACGGTGTAATAACGTATACGGTCCAAACCAATACCCAGAAAAACTTATACCTAAATTCAAAAAACTTTTACGCGAAGGAAAAAAATGTACCATACACGGTACTAAAAGTTCTGAAATACAACGCGCTTTCATGCACGTAGAAGACGTTGTAAACGCAGTTGATATAGTATGGAAAAAAGGTGTACCAGGTGAAATTTATAATATCGCTTCGGATGATGAAATATCAGTCATGAACGTCACAAAACTTATGATTAAAACCATAAAAGAGTCGGATGATTATGATAAATACATAACGTATGTTGATGATAGACCGTTTAATGATAGTCGGTATTATATAACATCAGAAAAACTCAAATCGATAGGTTGGGAACAAAAGAAGACAAGACATGATTTAATACACTTTTTAAAGGATTAAAGAATACATTCTTTTTTTAAACATAAATGATTATTTCCTATGCAATATGCGTGTGTAACGAATCAAAAGATCTATTTTCGCTTATTTCTTTTTTATTAAAAGTCAAAGATGATAAAGACGAAATTAATATTTTAGTAGATACCGCACACGTATCGCATTCAGTTAAAAATGTATTGCATCATTTTGAAAACCAAATCGTTACGTGCGAGAGAGAATTTGACGGTAATTTTTCAGATCATAGAAATTTCCATATAACACAGTGTTCGGGTGATTATATATTCATGATTGACCCGGATGAAATGCCTAAAGAATTTTTAATACAAAATTTAAAAAGGCTCATAAAAGATCTCGATGGAGAACTTATCATGGTTCCTAGAATAAATATACAACCAGGTTTTACACAAGAGTGGTTAAATAAATACAAATTTCATACAAATGAACTCGATTGGATAAACTGGCCAGATTACCAAGGACGCGTTTTCAAAAATACTGAAAAAATAAGATGGAGTAAAGGATTGCACGAAGTTGTATCTGGAACAGATAAAGTCGTATATCTAAGAACCGATCCAAAATTAGGATTATGGCACATAAAATCAATAGAAAAACAAGATAATAGATGGGGAAATGCAAAAGATTATAGAACCCCAAAAGGCGATAATTTATACGATAATTTAATGTAATAAAACCACTCATATAACTTTATTTAAAGAAATCAATATCAATAAAATTATATGATTGCCCTAATTACTGGTATAACCGGACAAGATGGTTCATATTTGGCGGAATTATTATTAGAAAAAGGATATAAAGTGTACGGTATAGAAAGAAGATGTTCGTATAATAAAAACCGAATAAATACCATATTAGATCCAAAATATAGTAATCACGCAAATCTCAAAATGATCTATGGCGATATAACTGATGAATCGTGTATTTTTAATATTATCGATAAAATTAGACCAACGGAAGTATACAATTTAGCTGCACAATCGGATGTTGGTTTATCTTTTAAAATGCCTATATACACGTCCGAAGTTGATGGTATGGGTGTATTGAAAATTCTAGAGGCTATTCGTTTAGCGGGTCTAACAAAAACGTGTAAATTTTATCAGGCATCTACATCGGAACTCTACGGTAAAGTAAACGAAACTCCACAAACGGAAAATACACCATTCTATCCACGATCACCATACGGAATAGCTAAGTTAATGGGATATTGGACAACGGTTAATTATAGAGAATCGTATGATATGTTTGCATGTAATGGTATAATGTTTAACCACGAATCACCGAGACGAGGAGAAAACTTTGTGACTCGAAAAATAACACTTGGTGTCGCTAATATTAAAGCGGGTAAACAAAGTTGTTTATATCTAGGTAATCTAGACGCAAAGCGAGATTGGGGACACGCACGCGATTACGTAGAGTGTATGTGGAAAATATTACAACAGGATAAACCAGAGGATTTTGTTATTGCAACAGGTATAACAACAACCGTACGAGAATTTACACAAAAATCATTTAAACGTGCGGGTATAAATTTAATTTTCAAGGGCGAAGGAAAATATGAAATTGGTGTTAAAGAAGAAACGGGTGAGATTTTAGTTCGCGTACACCCGGATTATTTCCGACCCGCAGAAGTTGATCTATTATTAGGCGATCCCACAAAAGCTTTGAAAAAACTTGATTGGAATACAGGTAAGACATCCTTAGATAATCTTATTAACGAAATGGTAGACGAAGATATTAAATACGTATTAAAGAATTAATTTAAATGTAATAATATAAAGATAACATGTGGAAATTGATGGATTGTGCAATAACACAATCTGATAAATTAAAACTTATCGAATTCATATCATCATCAGATATGTATACGTGTGGAAAAAAAGTTGAAGAATTCGAAAATAAATGGAGTGAATGGCTCGGGTGTAAACATTCTCTATTCGTGACTTCTGGAAGTACAGCAAATTTACTTCTATTAGCATCGATAAAAGAATTATACAATATACCAAATGGTTCTAAAGTTTTGGTACCTGCGTGTACATGGGTAACAAACGTATCACCAGTTTTTCAAATTGGTTTAGAACCCGTATTTTGCGACATAAATCTCGATAATTACAGTTTCGACACAGACAATTTACCCGATGATGATATTAAAATTGTTTTTATAACACATTTACTTGGTCTCAATGCACCAATGGAAAAAATAAAAAAGAAATACCCAAACGCTATTTTTATAGAAGATATATGCGAATCGCATGGTATTACCGACGAATATGGCAGAAAAAGAGGGAACGGAACAGGTTCTACTTTTAGTTTTTATTACGGTCATCATATGACAACAATAGAAGGTGGTATGATTTCAACAGATAACGATGAACTCTTCCAACTTATGAAACTTAAAAGGAGTCATGGTATGGCGAGACATCTTTTACCCGAAAATTATGAAAAAACAATTTCAAAATACCCTAATATCGATCCCAAATTTCTATTTCTTACAGATGGATACAACTTTAGAAACACGGAACTTAATGCCGTTATTGGTATAGAACAATTAAAAAGACTCGATGAAAGCATTAAAATTCGTAAAAGAAATTACGATCGTTTTATGTTGTTATTATTAAAATACGAAACGTTTTTCCACGTCCCTAGATATGATCCGTATAATAGTTCATTTTCTTTACCATTCGTGTGTAAAGATGCTACTTTTAAATCAAAACTAACGAGTATTCTAGATGAACTTAAAATAGAATACAGACCTATCGTTTCCGGAAACCTTTTAATTCACCCGTTTTTGGATAAATGGAAAGATTCCGTTAAAACGCCAAATGCTAACATATTAAATGACGGTGGTGTATACATTGGAAATAGTCAGTTTGTATCTGTCGAAATGATAGATAAAGCTTTCGAGCATATAAAACGTATATGTCAATAACAATACTACACCATTTAGGTCTCGGAGACCAAATCATGCTTAACGGCATGGTTAGACACTTCGCCGAAAAAGAACACGTTTATTTAATGTGTAAAAACTGTCACGAAGAATCCGTTAAGTTTATGTATAGAGACATATGCGACCAAGTTACTCTCATACTTGTTGAAAACACAAACCCACGCGAAATACACACGAAATTACCAAAGGGAAGTAGAATACTACCTTTAGCAACGTATGGTATGGAAAACAATGTATGGGAAAACTTTACACAAGTAACGAATTGGGCACACGGTGTATATCTTCAAGCAAAAGTAAACCCATTATACATGTATACAAAATTCAAAGTTGTTCAAGACAGTTCTATACAACTTAGTCCACCTACGTCAGATTACATTTTCGTACACGACGATCGCGAAAGAGATAGGTGTATAGACATTGATACGGACAAGTTTATATACAAACCACACTCAAAAGTCATCGATAAAAATAAGGAATTCTTTCATTGCGAAAATTCAAATATATTTAGTTATATTTGGATCATCGAAAACGCAAAAGAAGTACACTGTATGAACAGTTCGTATAATTGGATGATTGAATTGATGAAACTTGGTAATAAAAAAACAAACTTTTTTCATTTAAATGTTGGTGCACACCCACAATACACACCGGATATAGTAAAAACTGTATTTAGCGATGATATATGGAGATTCGTACACTAAATTAAAAAAAACTTTTCTCTTCTACAATTTCCGAACCAGTTTCTACATTTATAAGCTTTTTAATACGCGCACGTTCGTCGTTAAATATGTGTATATTTGTAGCACACTTAATAAATTCGTGTCTAATTTGAATATCAGTTTGATATAGAGGGTTTTCCTTACTCATTTTACGTATAAGTTCTTCACAATCCCATATCTTTACATTTACATCTTTCATGGATCCCTTATGTCGAGTATCAAATTCGAGTTCATATAATATATCAAGTTCGTTTTTGATATTTTTTAACTTAGTTTCGTCTTTTATTCTATCCATTTTAATTTCAAGAATAGTTATTTTATCTATAAGTTCACCTTTTGAAATATCAACTTTCATTTAAAGAATATATTACCCTTTTCTTTAAATGATGAAGTATGCAGGTATAATAACAGGACCGAATGGTCAAGACGGTAAATATTTATTTTCATTTTTACAAGGACACGGCTACAATGTATGCAAATACCAGGGCGATGTTTTAGATAAAGAACGTTTAAAAGACGTTATTAAACAGTATTCAGACGCGGATAGAATAGAAATATACAATTTAGCTGCAAAAGTAAACGTTGGTATTTCCATACCAAACCCCATTGAAACGTTTCACGTAAATTCTATAGGTATTCTAACAATATTAGAATCTGTAAGAGAACTTGAATTAGTAAATAAATGTAGAATTTTTCAAGCATCTTCTTCAGAAATATTTGATAAAGCGTGTCCAGAACCAGGTATGATTAATTACCAAAACGAAAAATCTATAAAGGATCCACAAACCGTATACGGCATATCAAAATTAGCCGCAGATAATATTGTAAAAATGTATAGACAAGTACACGGAATACACGTTTCCTCGGGTATATTATTCAATCACGAATCACCGTTCAGAAAAGATAACTTTGTCACGTCTAAAATAATAAAGGGACTAAAACGTATTTATAAAGGTGAAATCGATTACATTGAACTTGGAAACATAAATGCATACAAAGATTGGGGACACGCCAAAGATTACGTATACGCAATGTGGTTAATACTCCAAAACGAAAACGCGGATGATTACGTAATAGCAACCGGAAAACACAATTCAGTTAGAACTTTTATAGAAACAACGTTAGATGTTATGTGTAAAAAAATTAAATGGGAAGGTGAAAATGAAAACGAAATAGGTATAGTCGATGGTAAAACTATAATAAAAATATCAAAAAAGTTTTACAGGCCAAATGATGATAAAATAATTATAGGAAACCCTTACAAATTAAAAGAAAAAACAAGGTGGGAACCTGTACACAATTTACGAAAACTCATAATTGATATGTTACGCCATTAAAAATATTTGTAAAACATAAGAAAAACTACCATGAAAAAGGTTATGGCAGCAAAAAAAGCCGCGGCAAAAATAGCAAAAAGAAGTGCAGCCGCTCAATCTAAAATACAGGGGATGGCTGCAAAAGGGCAAGCTATGGCGGCCCAAGCCCAAGGCGCTATAGGATCCGCCAAAGCTCAGGGACAGGCTCTTGCTGCTCAAGCCCAAGGGACGGTAGCAAAAATGCACGTACCAGCAGATGTTCCACCAAGGGTCAATGCGGCACCCGCCCCCGCACTTGCACAACCCGTAATAAAATCTGAACCTACTGTAAGTATGTCAGCAATTCCAATGCAACAAACCGCCGCAGCAGTCGACCCAAAAATGGCGGCCGCGATCCAAAAATTCAAAAATGGTAAAATCGAAATGGAAATCGGGTACCCACAAGTTGGTCTCACAATTATACTCGGTATCTTCTACATAGCTATTACCGCTCTCGGTATACAAACGTATAACAAGTGCGAAGCTATACAGGATAGTCAAAAGTACAAAAACCTCAAAATGTTCTTGAGTCATACCATGGCTGTTGCCATAACAATACCAGCCGTTCTCTTAGTGACGAAATTCGCCAAGAATGAAGGTGGTATATTTACACTCATGTATGCCATTATGGGTATAACCGGTTCTGGTATCGCTTTGGATATCATGAGACAACCAGATTGTAAAGACGCAGTGAAAAAGGACGAAAAGAACTATGCAATTGCATCGCTCGTATTATTCAGTTTATTGTTCCTCACGGGTGGGTATTTTACCATGAAAAAATATCCAGGGATAGGACAAACCGCTAAAGCGGCCGGTGCAGCGGCAGTAGCAGGAATCAAAAGGGCTTAAATTATGATGGAAATACACGAATCAATATACTTAATGTTAATGCTCTTGGCCCACGTGATGCGTGGGGCAGGAACATTTAATTTAGAAGAAAAATTAAAAATGATCGAGTTTGTGGCGTATATAATAAATAACACGAACGTACCTTTATTAGACGTCAGCAATAGCAGCTGCGACCAAACCAGCAAACAAAACCATTGAAACGCGACCCATATTAATTGTCGCAAAATCATCAAACGACTCCTCTGGTAGCTTTTGAACTGCATCAGTCATTGTACCTATAGCTACCAAAGAAGTACCACACCCCAATAAAGCGAATGGCAAAAAATGAGTTTGTTCAATCACGTTCAAACCGGTAAGTCCCCAATTAAGAGTCCCTAGCATTGTACCGTACATAGCTGCACGCCCATTAACTGCCTCGGTATATTTCCAATTAATACCACCAGTTTCACTATTTTTAGGTGCACGCGCCACTGTTCTACTATATCGTTTTTGCCTTTTATTCACTAACGTCGGTCTAGTTTGTATTTTTATTCTTGTAGAAAACATATTATTCTACTTTTTTAGACCTTTTATCCTTTAATACCTTTTGTAAAGTATACATACCCAGTAATAAACCAGCTGTTGAATACATGACGGAAAAATTAGCCCCTTTTCTATACTGATAAACCATCCAAAGCAAACTCGCGGATATACCAGCAACAACGTATTGAATACTATAAAAAGATAAATCGTCCGAATTATAAATTTTATTAAAATGCATTATCATTTGAGCAAGACCTATAGTGATCGCAACAAACGCGATTTTATCGTCAGTCTCCATTATATTATTTAAAGAAATTAATTTACATTAGACTATAAAATGTCAACACCCCCGGAAAAAATTATCGCAAACTATGATTCCAAATCAAAACAATCGAAGATCGTCGCTGCCGAGATGAAAAAAATTGTCGATAGGTACAGGGATAAACGTATTACCAAGGAAAATGTATGCGTTTTAGTTTCTACGCTCATGCTCCAAGCAAATAATCTGAAAACAATTTCAGGCCCTGATAAAAAGGAACTCGTTCAAGATTTAATTTTCTCTATCATTGAACAAATCGACGAAGGCGATACCGATTCCGAATTCGAAACACTCCTTAAAGCTATGGTCCCGGGTATGATAGATAGCTTTGCACTTATGTTAAAAACAAGTGCTGGATGTAAAAAACTGTTCGGATGTTTTAGCGCCTAATCAATTAACATAAAGTTTTTACGCGTATTCTAAATAATAGAAATGCAATTTCCAGATTTAGAAACAATAGTTATATATGGTATTTATAGTATAAGAGAACTTATGTTATATTCACAAAACAAACTAAAAAAACGTAAAATAAGAACTTTGAATGAATGCGAAGATTGTTCCTTCGTATATTACGGATCTGTGTGTAATAATTGTAACTGTATTAAAAACAATTCGCTCGTATAACCAAATGTCATATCACGTCGTGACAACTTATACGACCAAATTAAAAACAGAAGTAAAAAGTGATAACATATCGTGTTCAGAAAAACGTCTCATAAAAAATTTGAAACACAATTTCTTTAAAAAAGGGTATAAAAATCACAAATTTCAGTCGTGGGTTAACAGAAAATATGGTGCACTAGTGATATGTCGTGAAACCAGTTATGGTGACGGTATATCACTACCGTGTGTTTTATGTAGAAAAATGATAGATAAATACAATTTAAAATGGATCGCATACGATGGTAACGAATGGATTCACTCGTGTAAATCAGTTCACGTTCCTAAATCAAAACCCACTAATAAACAAAGACGTATCTTACGATTTGGTCTTAATAACTAATCCTAGCACAGATTCTAAATTGTTTTCGTTACGTTTGAGCGGCTTTTCTCTTTTCAAACGTAGTGTTTCGTTTTTACCCGTCGCACTCTTTATATCTTTCATTTTTGATTTATTATCAGAAATTGGTATAACTATATCACGAACAGGTTCAGTTTCTATTTCATTCGGTGTATCTTCATCAACTACGGCATTTTCCCGAAACTGTTCTATTGTCATATCACCACCAAAAACCTGTAGTTTTTGTCTATGCGGTGCTCTTTTTATAGGTCCAATCTTATCATACAATTTACGACGCATCATAACCATATTACCACATATAAGACCACCTCTATTACACCCGTATTTATCTATTGCGTATGTTTTCATACAACTCCACGAACAAAAATTACCCGACGTGTGAAACTTATTACGTCGTTCGTCATGTTTGTAAGGCATGCTCAAAGGCGAACATTCGAACGGATGGCAACACCACCAACACCACATTCATATAAGTTAAAGGTACTTTTTTTCTTTAAGTTATATAAATTATTTATATATTTTTACAAAAACATAACTAAAATTATAATGAGTACGAGCAAACACGACGACGAAGACACCGCAGCTCCAGACCCCCACTTGAAACTCGACTTTTCGTAAAACCGTTCGCGGTTCATTATATCCTCCGCTGTTTTTGTATCGTTTATAACACCGGCTTCAGTTTCACTTCTATTACTAGAACTACTTTCAGCACTCTTACCACCACCATCACCCGTCACACAACTCATATCAAGATTAATACCACTATCGGTTAAATTACCGGCCGTAATATTAGCAACATTAATACACACTTCCCGATTACACCTACCGGTTGGATCTAACTTATCCTTGTGAGGTATATACCTATCGGTACCAACACAACTACCCCAACAAATTTCGTTACCTTTAAATTCACTCATTGCATCCGCAGGTAAAGAGTCTGCCATCATATTAAGTTGATCTGCAACGTCTTCACACCCAGGTAAGTCCGCGTGGTTCCTACAATCATCTTTATGCTTCATGACGTTATAACAAGTACACCAATCGGTCGATGGGTTTTTTTCACAGTAATCAGTTGCAAGTTGATCGTACAAATCTTGTCCTAATTCTTCAACAGTACAGAACGTTTTATCACTTTTTATCTTATCACCCTGTTTACAATGTTGTTTTGCGAATTCTTTTGCATTAGCAACCGATCTACACGTATTAACACCACCACCACTCTTTATTCTATCATCTAATCTATCAGCTCTATCACAATATTTGTTAACTATATTTTCAAACATAGCTTTCCTAGGATCACCCGAATCGGCATTCTTTATTTCACCGTGTAAAGCTTGTATACGACCTAATTTTGACCCCGTTTTAATATCGTATACACAAGCTATTTTCTGGAACCCTTTCCAATATGCATCCCCACCTGGACACGCTTTACCTTTATGATTTTGATCCTTTAACCACTGATCGCTATCAGCTGCTGAAAATCTACCATCCGATGTTTTAGTTATATTTGGAAAATGTCCCCATTCATGAGGTCTATGATCGATCCGTTTACCGTATATAGTAATATCTTCTCGCATCCGACCTTCATTTATATTCTCCGTAGGTATATCTATCTTTACCACTTCGTGTAGTCTATCACCCCTTTTATGCCATCTATGGTCTCGACCACCTCCTCCTTTACCTTTACCATGAGAATTACCATCGTGCATATTTCTAGCATTATCACCTTCACCCATAATCCATCCTAAACCACCATTTTCGTGGTTCCAGGGGTGTTCAAATCCTAAATATGTTGTATTTCTGCAATTACCCAACATTTTTGCAGATGAATCTCTATCAGATATCCATCCTGAATGACCAGAGCTCTTAAAATCATAATGGGCACCATGATAATCTGGATGATCGTATACTCTAAGTGTACAACCAGCCATTATTAATGTGTACTGATATTTTTTTTATAAACCTTCGAGAATTTCGTTAAGTTTATCAACATCACCGGCCTTACCAGCAACTAAAACTTCTTGTAATACATCTTCATCGTCCGTAACTTTTTTAAATTCACCATAAACGAGAAAGTGCATACCACCTTCCTTTATACTTTCCCCATTTTCGACGAGATATTGTCGAACAATTGTTTTTGAACCTTCGCTCGTTTCTCTATTTCGCGAATAAATAACGAACGCAACGAGTAATATCGCAACTGCAATAGTCATGTTTTGCCTGGTAAAGAACTTCTTCATTTGATATACAATAAGATTTTTTCCAGACCGATTTTATTTTCTATGTGAATACTAATATACAAACATGGGAGGAGGCGGAAAGCAATCCATAAAACAATCGATCGATATAAAATCGTCGACCACGATTATCGAAAAGAATATACAGGAAAATACCCAAAAGGTTCAGGCTAGTGCAACTGCAAATAACAAACTTAAGGTAAAAATAGGCGACGTCGTAGGGTGTAATCTTGATTTTACTCAAAAAGCAACCGCAGATGCACAATCATCGGCTACACAATCCATCGATTCTATTATGCAATCGAAACAGGAAGTTGCAAACGATATGAAATCTAAAGTTGCAGCTGCTATGGAAAAATCCACACAAGCCGGTAATTTCCAATTCGGTGATAAATCGAATACAGAAATCGATATCAAAAAGGATATCGATACAACAATTGAAAACGTTTTCGAAAAGAAAAACCTTCAAGACGTTGTTGGTAATGCAGTCGCGACCAACGAAGCTGAAATTGAAATCGGAAACTACGATTGTACGCTTGGTGGTCAACTCGATCTTACACAAGATGCATCGGCGAAGGTCGCTGCTACCGCTGTTATGGCCGATATGACCAAAAAATTGATGGAAACCAAATCCATCAATAAATTAGCGGAAGAAATAGACGCAAAGCAAAAAACCGAAAATAAGGGGGCCGCCGAGGTTGTTGATTCGGTCGGTGATGCCGCCGCTGGTATTATTGGTGCTGCGACTGGACCCATGAAATACGCAATGATTGCTGCAGTTGTTGGGTGCATAGTGTGTGGTTTAATTATTGCCATGATGTCCATGTCTAAAGGTGGATCAAAAACACTAAATAGAGGTATGAATTTGGCTGCCATGCGCATGAAAATGCCACCTATGCCACCAAGAAAATAAACAGGTTAAAGAAGTAATTTTCCTTTAAGTTAATGATATTAAGTATTGACGTCGGTATACGAAACTTAGCAATGTGTATGCTCGACGAAACGTCCAATCTTATTGTTCAGTGGGATGTATCTGGAGTACCTCCTGAACATAAAGACGGCTTATTTGTTTCCATGAGAAACCATTTAGACGATAAACCGTGGGTTTTAAAAGCTGATACGGTTCTCATTGAGAAACAACCCGATAAAATAGAAAAATGAAAATAGTCGAACATTTCTTACACGCCTATTTTATCATACGTAACCCAAAAGCCGAAACGATCATTTACGACGCGCGGTTCAAAATACCCGATTTTGCGGGTCCGGGTAAGGTTATGTATAACAAACGGAAAAAGGCATCGATAGAAAGGTGTCAACAATTTATATGGAACAATACGGTTAACGCACATTGGATACCAATATTCAACGCGTCCAAGAAAAAAGACGATCTCGCCGATACGGTCATGCAGGCTATTAGTTTCACGAAACGCGTCGAACCCATGCAAAGCGTTTCGAAAAAGGATAAAAAACTCGTACCGAGGAAACCTAACGAGAACCAAAAACGAACCAAATACTCAAAATCGAACTTAGCGTACATTTATAAGAATAAAAAGGTCGACGAAGATCTCGAAAAGAATAAACGGTTCATGAAAGATCTTAAAAGGTACTATAAAAGTATAGGCGATCTCGTCAAAGAACTTCAATAAGTAATTTAACTTAAAAATAAAAATATCAAGTAACAGTAAGTAAATAATAATGTTTTCACTTTCCACAGCCGCGACTAATTTTGCGTCTACGCAAAAAAAATTTAAGAAGTTCGGTAAGAAACTTCGCAAAGAAAGACAAGAACAAATCGATAACATGAAAGAAAAGATAAAAGAAATTTCCCAAGACGAAATCGAACGTTCCAAGAATTTATTCGAAAAACACAAGGAGTTCTTTTCCAAACAAAAACAATGTAAAAACGCACCAACCACAGAAACTACATCTATTGATTTTTACGAAAAGCCCTAAATGCTAAATCAAGGCTCGCTAAAGATAAAAATATAGAAAATGACTGATAGTGATCAAACAAGTTACCTGCAAACACAGCCGATAAGACACTGTATTGCACGTACCTCATTTCTTTACGAGTTCTTTCTATGGAACGTTTCATAGATGCACGAGATTTTTCCATACCCAAAACCGCGGTACTTATATTCTTTACACGATTCGGCATTTCTGTTGCAGTTGAAAACATACTACCTACGTCTATAACATCTGAAATCTGGTCTCTGAGTATAGGTTCGAGGTACTCTATATACGTAAAGTTAGGATCGAGTTTTACACACGTCCCTTCAATAGTCGAAAACGTTTTTGCAAGATACACAAACGATGTTGGTATGATAAACGGTTTTTCTTGTGCCAATTTGAGTAAAGTATCGTCGCTTAGTATTTCATCCTTAAGATTATTACCGTCGAGTGTTTCGAGATAATTGAGCGTTGTTTTGAAAAAGAGTTCAATATCACTCGTATCTTTAGTCGTCGGTAAAATGACTTTCAAACGTATGAGTACATCAACGATACCTTTTGTATCTTTATTTATTATGTGTAAAAACATTTCTTTGAACCCTTCTTTCATTTCATCGCATATATCAATAACGAGTCCGAAATCGTAAAACACAAGTTTACCATTACCAGAAAAACCTAAATTACCGGGGTGTGGATCGGCGTGAAAAAAACCCTTATCCATTGTTTGAATAACGTACGAATTAAGAAGAGCTTCACACACTTTCTTTTTATTTACCATCGGATCGGTTATTTCCATCAGTTTTTCCGAGTGAACATATTCCATAACTACCATGTTCTCCGTACACAATTCATCGTATACTTTAGGGACTTTTATCCATTTTACCTTTTTTAAAGCCTTTCGAAATTTTATAGCATTACTTATTTCTTTATTGTAATCCGATTCAGCTAAAAGATACTCTATAGACTCATCGAGAACGTAACCTGTATTCGTACCTGTATCTATACCAACTTGTTCAAGAAACTCAACAATTTGTCTTATATTATCCGTGTCATTTTTCATTATATTGTATATGTTCGGTCGTTTAATTTTAACTATAACTTCTTCGCCCGTAGATAAACTTGCCCTGTGTACTTGACCTATACTCGCCGATTTAAATGGTTCGTAATCAAAAAATGTAAAAACATTACTGCTTATATGAGGTCGAACCATTAACCGAACGACATCTTTATCAATGGGAGGTACATTATCCTGTAAAGATTCGAGTTGTTGTGTAAACTCCAAAGGATACAAATCAACACGCGAAGATGCAATCTGTCCTAACTTAACAAACGTAGGTCCCAGTTCAACAAGTTGATTTCTCGTCCATTTACCAAACTCTACCTGGTCTTTTTGAAACTGTTTCCTTAATAAAAATTCACCCGCAAACTTCCACGTCCTAGACTTTTGCTTTGATGGTATTTTTATAGGCATTTTCGTAGACATACATAGTGCCATCTTAATATTACTTATAAAAAAATACTTATAGATTTAATGTTAATAATATTAAAATGACTTTTCCCGTAGAGGCATCTGTATACGAACCTATGTATGAATATAACGACAAAAAGTACATAAGACTCACAATACCCGATAAAGTTCGAGATTATATACTTGCACTACACATAAATAAAGCCGACGTCATACTTTTCCCCAAAAAACTAGACGATCCACTCGAAGGTAACGTTTTAAAAGTAAAGGTTCCGTTTAGGTACCGACGTGTTATGTGTAACGTCGACGGAGATAAACCAGTTCAATCACTCGTAAAAGGTGATGTTGTAAAAACTGAACTCCAATTTAACGGTGTTTGGAATGCACACGAACACAGTGGGTACTCGTGGGTATTGAAGTACATAAAGTTTAAAAACTAATAATAACATATGAGCCTTACTCGCTCTGGATACATTACAGGTGATTCACAGGAAATAAAAAAGGAACTCACGGTTCGTGCCATAGTAAACACGGAATTCGGGTTCCCGCCACCCCCCTTTAAAGTATTTAGAAAGGCTAAATCCGGTTTATGCGTACCCCGTTTTTACGGGGAAGATAAGATAGGACCACCAAAAGAAGATCGTCGTCCAGAGCCAATTAAAATAAATGCTAAATTTAATGGAAAACTTCGTGACGAAACACATCAAAACGATGCTATGGCGGCGGCACTTAAGGCCGGTCACGGGGTTCTTTCACTTCCATGCGGTTTTGGCAAAACAACCGTTGCTTTGGCGATAGCGTGTAAACTCGGATACAGAACCATGATAGTCGTTCATAAAGAATTTTTAGCAAATCAGTGGAAAGAAAGGATCCAACAATTTTGTCCAGGTGCATCTATAGGTATTGTACAACAAGATAAGAAAGAAACGGAATGCGATTTCGTCATTGCAATGCTCCAATCCTTATCACTCAAAGAGTACTCGTTCGGTGATTTTGATAGTATAGGAACACTTATCGTAGACGAAGCACACCACATATGCGCGAAAGTTTTTTCACAATCTCTATTCAAAATGTGTCCAAAACACGTTTTTGGTTTATCTGCAACACCAACACGTAAAGACGGTCTCACGAAAGTTTTACACTGGTTCATGGGCCCGACCTTTTTTTCGGCCGAACGAAAAAATCAAGATCAAGTCGAGGTTTTCCCTATAGAATACACGTGCGATAGATATAACGATCCACCACCGTGTACACGTTTCGGTAAACTTTCGTTAGCGACCATGATTACCGAACTCACGGAAGATCGACAAAGAAATATAGTTATTGCACAAATTATTAAGGATATTTCCAAAACAACGCGTCAAGTTCTCGTTTTAAGCGATCGTCGACACCACTGTGAAGTACTACACCAAAGTTTTAAGAAAACGTCGGGTTTGTACATGGGTGGTATGAAAGAAGCAGACTTGACGGAATCGAGTAAAAAGAAAATCATATTTGCCACTTTCAGTCAAGCACACGAAGGTCTCGATATACCTTCACTCGATACGGTTATTTTAGCGACCCCCAAATCGGATATAGTTCAATCCATAGGAAGAATCATGCGCGAAACTAAAGGTAAGAAGAATAACCCACACATTTACGATATATTTGACCAATGGTCTATATGTCACGCCATGTACCATAAACGACTCAAAATATACAAACAAGGTGGTTTCGATATACCAAGAAAAAATAAACCACAAGAAGAAACACCGTTTAAAAAAGGCGAATGTTTCATAAACATCTAAATTTTTATCACACGTATTTGTAAGAATGCCAGGTTGCGACTCTGGACGTAATGTACAAAAGTACACGGGTGGTGGAGGTGGATCAGCATCTACACTCCAGGAAGCCCTAGAAAACAGTAACGTAGCATCCATTAATATAGAACTCATAAATGGCGCTAAATATATAGGCGATGGTAGTTTATTAACAAACATACCAGGTGTCGGAGGTTCTGTAGGTACGCTACAACAAGTTACAACGGCCGGAGATTCAACAAACAAAACAACCAATTTTACAAATAGTGTAACAGCAATCAAAACAACGGGGAACGTTTTCGTCGGAGCAGGTTTATACGGAACGAGTAACGTTACCGCGAATATATTTTATGGCGACGGTGGGTGTTTAGCAAATACAGCGGCAACTGCGGGTCTATTAGAAATAACAAACACAGGGAACGCAACGACACAAGTCGTCAGTTTTAACCACGGTACAACCTCTTTAACTGCGGCGAGCAACGTACGTGTAGTTGGAAACGTATACGCAACAGGATTCAACGGAGGTGGGTACCACGTAACCGGACTAGATGCAGCTAAAATAGATCACGGAACTTTACCCGTCGTGCGAGGCGGTACCGGAGTTACTTCGAGTACCGGGTCGGGAAACCTTGTGTTAAGCGCCGGTCCCACACTTTCGGGAACAATTACGGGCGGAACATTCTCCGGAAGCGGGTCGGGATTAACGTCTCTTAACGCGACTAATATAAGTTCTGGAACACTTAGCAACGATAGATTATCTTCAAAAACCGGTTCAGGGAACATTGTTATGAGTGCAAGTCCGACCTTATCCGGAACAATTACGGGTGGTACCTTTTCGGGAAGTCATTCCGGTGATGGTTCAGGTTTATCGTCTCTTAACGCATCCAATATAAGTTCCGGAACACTTAGCAACGACAGATTATCATCGAAAACCGGGTCGGGGAACATTGTTATGAGTGCAAGTCCAACATTATCCGGAACAATTACGGGCGGAACCTTTTCGGGAACACATACCGGCGATGGTTCGGGGTTATCGTCTCTTAACGCGGGTAATATAAGTTCCGGAACACTTAGCAACGATAGATTATCCTCAAAAACCGGGTCGGGGAACATTGTTATGAGTGCAAGTCCAACCTTATCCGGAACAATTACGGGTGGTACCTTTTCGGGAACGCATACCGGTGATGGTTCGGGGTTATCATCTCTTAATGCGGGTAATATAAGTTCTGGAACAGTACCTGTTTCACGAGGTGGTACGGGAACAAATACACTAAACAATCTCATTGCCATGGGCACGCACACGACCGGTGATTACGTATCGACAATAACGGGAGGTGATGGTATACAAAGTACGGGCGGTACGTCGGGCGAAAACGTAGGACACACGTTATCGCTCGATCTCAAATCGAACCACGGATTAGCTATAGATTCTGGCGAACTCAAAGTCGATCTCAAAAGTAATGGTGGTTTAGCATTTGAAAGTGGAAAACTCGCACTCAAACTAAACGATCAGAGTATTACGGGAGATTTAGGTGCCGGAAAAGGCGGTACCGGAATAACTTCGTATTCTACAGGTGATATACTATACGCATCTGGAGGTACTACGCTTAACAAATTAGTATCGAACGCAACAACATCCGGTTGGTTTCTTAAATGCGTTTCTGGGGGCGCACCCCAATGGGCGGATGTTTCTCAAGTAGGTTCTGCAAACCCATACGCACACGTACCAGGGACTGATTTAACCGGTGGTAATTATACAGGGGCTTCACAAATCACGTGGAACGTTTCTTCCGATGCGTCTGCAAGTAACAATTCAATAGTAAAACGCGACGGTAGTGGAAGAATAACTGCAACTAGTTTCATAGGGAGCGTTGCTGATTTTAATGCGGGGTATTTACCCACGGCTCGTCTACCAACCATACCTGTAAGTCTAGGTGGTACGGGTGCTACTGCTAAAACCGGTACAGGTAATAACGTTTTATCAAATGCCCCATCATTTACGGGAACCGTCGCTGTCGCTTCAGGTGGTACGTTCTCTGGATCACATACCGGTAATGGTTCGGGATTAACACATTTAAATTTAGGACATGGCAATAATTACGGTCAAGTTGCCGTTGCTCGAGGTGGTACGGGTGCTACTTCTACAACCGGTTCAGGTAATAACGTTTTATCAGCTTCCCCACAACTTACGGGAACAATTTCGGGTGGTACCTTCGATGGATCACATACCGGTAATGGTTCGGGATTAACACATTTAAATTTAGGAGAAACTAATAATACCGGTCAAGTTGCTGTTGCTCGAGGTGGTACGGGTGCTACTACTACAACGGGTGGTGGTACAAATGCCAAAAATGTTTTATCAATTAACCCAACATTTACGGGAACCGTCACTGCCGCTTCAGGTGCTACGTTCGCTGGAAGTGGTGCATCATTAACCAATTTACCGACAAACCAATTCGGATCTTCAATAATTGGTGTAGGAAACGGTGGTACGGGTCAGAACAGTTTTAGTGATAAATCCGTATTAATTGGTACTGGTGCTAACAACGCACTCTCCACAGTAGCACCTCTTAGCGGAACTAACGAAGAAAAGTACCTTAGGTTTTCAACGGACGGTTCAGGTAATAAATCCATAGGTTGGGAGACAGTTTCTTCTTCTGGAAGTGGTGTAACCGCTTCAGTAATAGACAATGATTCAACGTGTCATCCAGCTTTTTTTAAAGATGGCTCTAGTTCAACTTCTGTACACATGAACAATAGTTTTAAATTCAATTCACAAACAAGTTCTTTATACGTCAGTAATATTTTCACAGAAGATACATCAACACACGCACGAAACGGTATATCGAATGCTACATCAACACACACACTTTCGGTAGGGACGGTCGTGAGTATCCAAGAAACGTCATCGGGGGATGTTCTTATAGTAAGAGGTAACGGGTATTTCAATGACGATGTTTACATAGCTAAGAAACTAACCATGCCCGTTGGATCAACATTAACAGCAGATACGATTAAAGTTAGATCTATGAGTGTTAAGGAAACTATGGTCGTTGCAGAAAGACCAGTTTCTACGATTTCACAAGCATAATAAAATATACACATTTATTAAATGGCTAATTTCCCTGATGTCATAGTAGGGGATGTACATTCTACTATAGATGGTCAGTCGGATAATCAATTTTTATGTGATAGTATATCACTAAATTTCGAAGGAGATGTAGTTGCACTAGGTACGAGTAATATCGCAAATGGAAATTATACGTATCAGGGTAAAGTTGAAATATCGTACTGGAACAGTACAACTAAACGCTGGAACCACGGTTCAGGAAATAACAACGCAGTTGCTCAAACATTACTCGGAAACCATACAGGAAATACAACAAATGTAAAGTTTGGACACGAAGTATCCTTAAACTGGGATGGAGATCGATTAGCTATAGGTGCTCCAGGTGTAAATAAAGTTATGGTTTTTGATGCAGTAGGTGCAGGAACAAATAAGTGGGCAACTTACGTTTCTAACACGCTTACCGTTCCGAGTATTTCATCTACAGCCGAGTTTGGTTTTTCCGTATCGTTATCCCAAGAAAAAGGTGAAACACTTGCAGTAGGTGCACCTGGTATAGATACAGCTTACATATTCGAATTTAACGCGGCAAATGCACCAAACGAATGGGGTACCGGACCAGTACGAACAATACAGGCTTCGAATTCAGGAACCAGTGGAAATAACACACAACTTAAAAATCTTATACCTTCTTCTATTAATACCGAATTAACCGCATACACGGGGTTTCGATGGTGTCATGGAATAGTTAATAGATTTGGACATAAAGTACGATTAACACATTTTGCCGATTACCTAATTGTAGGCGCACCCGGTACACGTGAGGCATCTGTAAACTCAAGCAATACGTACGACTCTGAAAATGGAACTACACCTATTTCATATACAAATTCTGTACAATCACAACTCGGACATGCTAGAGTATATACATCTCCACAAGGTGAATCATGGGGTGGTAGTAATTTTTCTCAACACGGTCAAACATTACAGGGAGGAGTAGCGAATTCATTATCAGTAAACTCAAATAATACAATGCAACCAGAATTTGGAACGTCGTGTGATGTTTCGTGGGACGGTAAAAAAGCGGTTGTTGGTTCACCATATTTTCCGTCCATGGGTCAAATTAAAACGTACTTATACAACGATGATACAAATCAATACGAAAAGACACCGACATCCATAGAAGGTAATATAGGTCTTGATAAAATGGGTATGAATCTAAGACTCGATTACGCGGGTGAAAGAATGGTTTCAGGTAGGGTTGCTAAACCACATCAAGAAAGTGAATATTATTCTGGCGGTTCTATGTCTATATTTGATTTTGCTAAAGATAGATGGTACGAATTATCATTACCCCTTAGATTAGAACCAGCTTGGGGAACACAGTCAGATCAAATGAAAAATCCATGCGACATAACGAGTGGTAAACTAGCTTGTATGGGTAACCCAAGTTGGCCAAGGCAACACGCTGTACCTGGAACTTGCAAGGGTCAGGTAAGATTTTACGAATTTGCAATCACACAATCTATACACGGTAACCAAAACATAGGTGGCCATTTAAAAGCAGAACAAATATTTATAGGATCAAACGATAACACTTCTAACGTGAATCAAAGTAAACGATTATCGTTCGGGGGTACGTACCTGGATAATGCGTATAATCAAACGTTTATAGAAAACCGTCTCATAAATTCATCTGGTCAGTCCGAACTTTTACTTTTTAAGAAAAACGATCTTACAGAAAACCATGCACACGAACATGACTGTATACGAATAAAAGCAGCTGAACTTAGATTCGATTTTCACGACGGGTATCATGGCGGACACGACGAACCGGATTCAATGCGTACTCGATTATTCATGAACAAGGGTGGACAAGTTGCAGTAGGCAACGCCTTTTGGAACGGTTCATTTCAAACCATCGGCGGCGTTTGTCTAGATGTAAACGATTCATCATACTTTCGCAATCTTGTCAATATCGCAAATGAAACAAATAGACCAATGAATACAACTGTTAATATAGATACGAACAACGATCGTTTGTTTAAAGGTTTAGGAACGGATTCTGAGCTTATAGGATCCACCGCAGAAACTCAATTATGGAGGACAAATATACCAAATGGTGCATGGGATCCTGAGTATAAAGCATTTTATCTAGATGATACCGGTTCGGCATCTTTCTGTATAAACAACGACCCAGGTAATTGGCATAACTCATATTGTCAGTGTAGTGTTTGGATAAGACTCAACGATACACAAGCTAACTGCGCAGGTCAACTCGCGTGGTTCTTATACAATTTAGCGAAAGGTGGTGGACATAATGGTTGTCGATGCAATTTAACAGCAACAGGTATAGAATTTCGATACGAAGAAAACACAACTTCAAATAATCTAGTCGCTAATTATACATTCAATCAGAATCAATGGTATCATATAGGTATTCAAATGCCCGCCGAAGGAAATTATCCACAAAACGGGAATACCCTTTTATATATAAACGGAGTTGCACAATCCCTTACCTGGCCCGGAACGTATATATACGCCGGTTCGCATAATGGGTATTGGGACGATATAGGGTTCGGTATTGGTGCATATCCTTGGTACGATGATGTACATCCTACAGTTGAAATGACACAGAATTCGATGAATAATTATGTTGCCTCGGCAAGTCAACAAAGCAATCTCGCATACAATGCTTTTACTCTAGAGTATAAAGAATCGGGAAATTCAATTTGGAGTACAAATAATAGTACGAGTTATACTCCTGATCTTAACAGCATGACATCCCCCGCAAACAATAACGCTCCTACTACATCGTATAGTGGTGGTACTGCAAGAGGTGAATGGATACAATTGCAACTACCACAAGCTGAAACCTTTGTAGGTGTTCAATTCGGATGTGCTCGTAAAAAATCATGGGTTCCTGACATATATCTTAATGGTATGCCGGGGAGTGGTAAAATTTTAGGTAGTACTAATGGTTCTTCTTGGAATCTCGTTAATGAATTTACTGGTCTAACTAGGGAAGGTTACGTTAACCGCGATTTTCAAAATACTAAATTTGGTTCTACATCCGCTTCATATCAGTACTGGCGTGTAGTAATAACCGAATTATGCGACATTGTAACAAACGTTGTAATAGCCCAAATAGGTTTCATAAAAAGTTTTACTAGTATGGGTGTTAGAAAAATGTGGGTAGCTCGTTTTGGTATTGGTGAAGGCGGTTATGGTCCTGGAAAAGAAAAGATCTTACCTAACGAAATGTTAACCGTTGGTGGAACAGCTAATATAGCTAAAGGGTTAACTATAAACACGTTTACTGCATCAAATTACGAATTAGATGTTAATGGGGATATAAACCTTACCGGAAATTTAAGAAGAAATGGTGTTATCCAAGCACTTGGTGCTTCGAGTGGTGAAACTTTCATAAATGGACTTCTATCAAACGCCGGGACACATCCATCGAGCGCAATGTCCGGAAGTAGTTCGGGTGGATACGTAGCATCTGCAAGTTCTACAAATCCATACGATTGGTATGCATGGAAAGCGTTTAATCAAGTAGTAGGGGGTGAAGGTTGGCATTCGAGTGATGCTTATAGTTCAAGTAATGGTTCTTATTCAGGTAGTACATCAACAACCTATGATACAACTTTATCAGTCAGTGGTGAATGGATACAACTACAGTTACCGTCGGGTATATCCATAAATGAAATAGAAATTGCACCACGAACAAATTTTTTAAATAGATGCGCTGGAGGCGGTAGAATTTTAGGTAGTAATGATGGTTCGTCATGGTCGAGTATAGCTACATTTTCCGGTAAAACGTACACTAACGGAGCTTATACAAATATTACATTCACAACATCTCCAATGTATACATATTTCAGGGTAGTTATTACACATTTATCAGGTACTGGTGGTCAACCCGTGAATATTAGTGAAATGCGATTTACTTCAGTTGATGTACCGGATACTACTAACATATATTATCCAAGTTCGGGAACAACCAATAAGGTCGGTATTAATAATACATCACCAACAAGGTATTTGGATGTAGCTGGAACACTCGACGGCACACATGGCGGTCTACTGCTTCGAAATGGAGATGACAATGCTGCTTCGTCTAATGCACCACAAATAGCGTTTGGTTTTAACGGATCAAACACGTATCAACATTTCATGCGAACGAGACACAATTCTTCTGCTGGCAATAACTCGATTGATTTTTTTGTATGTGATAGTACAGAAAATAACTCACTCGCGTCGGGCACTACACACAACCTTACGCTAGAATCCGGGAAAGTCGGAATGAACGGAGTCACTGAACCAACGGCACCTTTACATATAAATGCGAGTAGTACAGGATCAGCTCCGAATGGTAGTGGTATTTACGTTCGCCAATCTGATCCTAATAAAAATGCAATAATAGCCACACGTGTAAATGGTAGCGGTAATGGAAACCCATACATTTCGTGGGATATAGAAGGAGTAGCTGGTTGGTCCGCGGGTATAGATAATAATAATGGTGATGTTTGGGACCTATGTGAAAATTGGAATTTAAACTCGTCTTCGGGTAACGTTGTAGCACAAGCTGTGCGCGGTTCTGGGAGAACTAAATTTCGAGTATACGAACATGCAGGAAATATGACAGCTGATTCGAATTGGCCATCGTGGGGTGGTGGATTTGCTACTTGGGATATTTTGTGTATGAGTATGTCTTATTCGGGGTTAAGTCAAAGATCCGATAGAAATCTAAAGGATAACATCGTAGATATACCCGTTGGTTTGAGTCAAATTCTTCAATTACGTCCTGTTAGATATACGTGGAAAGACGTACCCGATGGTGGTCCGCATTATGGTTTAATTGCACAGGAAGCTGAATCTATAATTCCAGAACTCGTCAGGAATGACGGAGACAATAACACGTATCGCATTAAACAGGAAATTGTACCTATACTCATAAAAGCAACGCAAGAACTTAACACTAAAGTAACAACACTCGAAACCGATAACGCGTCGTTAAAAACAAAGGTTGCAACCTTAGAAACACAAGTCGCCGATTTAATCTCGCGCGTAACGGCTTTGGAAAACGCATAATAATTTAAAAAAAAACAAAATCACATTTACCATGCTGGAACAAACAGGATGGTAGATGGTTTACTTCACTTTTTGGATGGAAGTGAATCCATGATCGCGAGGGCAATAACACCCGCGATAAAAAACATGACAACGTAATTACACTCGGTATCGTCTTCGCCTAGGAAAGATGTTCGTTGTCTACGACGCACTACCCGAGGTGGCGGAGGGGCCGATACCTCCTGACGCCAAGAAGGTCTCTCAATAGGTTCCTCATCTAAAGGACAATACCCTATCATTTATACTATGTTTACAAATTAATTTCGACCGATTTTTTCTTTTTACCACCGCCTCGTTTTGATTTGGTCTGGGTAACTTTAACTTCTCTAACTTCACTATCATCACCATTTTCGTTTCCTTTATTGGTATCGGCTGGTGGTTCGGCTATGTCCGAAATATCGTCTTCTATATCAATTTCGTCATTCATTGGATTATCAATTGGAGGTATACTCGTCGTACTCATGGAAGGTTGAGGAGGCATCATAATATTACCCATGAGACTCGAAATGTCTATACCTGGACCCTGCATTTCGTGTCTCCCATTAGCATCCGTGGATGGTCCCGCCGCCTGTTGTTGCGACTTTGGAACGGTATTCTGTACTGCAGAAACCATGTTCTGAACGAGTCCTGGGTTCTGTTTGATAACATCGTTCATGTTAGGCATGACCGATTTAAACATGCTATTCGTCAAGTGGAACATCATCGCAGATCCACCAAGCATCATTATGAGTTTGACTTCTGGTGCAACGTGCATTTTCGTTCTGTACTTTACGTATAACTCTTCGAATACCTCGTCGTAATCGTCAACGTTTTCCATGACGTTCTCAGACCATCCATCGAGCTGAATTTCAAACGGGTTATACTTTTTATTCAAAAATTCAAGACCTGTTGTACACGCCACGAGCATACGTCTCGAAAATTTAATCGATTTATCAACATCTATGCTATACGTAATTCGCTTAACTTCGTTTCTAAGTTCGTCTATGGGAGAATATACGTTCAAACGTTTATTCACGGTGAACCCTTTTTTTTCTAATCGACCAAGTTTATTTACAAGATCCGCCTTCTCCTCGTCTATTGTTTTATACCCGGGCGATGGTTTCTCTTCCTCGTATCCACCGCCACCGTATTCATACGTTGGTTCGGGTTCACCCACATCATCGTACTCTCCGTAATCAACGGGTTCTTCTGGTGGTGGAGCAGAAGGTCTGGTCTGTTTATCCGGGTTCGCAAAAGAATCTATGTCTTCCTGGAAAGTTTGTGTCTCTGGGGGTGTAAACTGTGTAGCCATACGCTTAGGCATTTGCTTTTTTACAGGCTGAGGTCTAGGAACTGTAATTTCAATCTCATCCATCAAAGCTTGTTCGTTATCGTCAAGTTTCATGACGTTCGTGTCATTCCTATTCAGTATGATCTCACCGTCCATATTAATCTTTATATTGAAACTATTATAATTTCTTTAACGCACTTAATAAAAAAATATTGGTTCAATACAAATGATTAAACTCAACTCCACTAACAAAAATACCCTCAAGGCAATCGTGATTGTCTTTGCAATTTTATGTGCCCTTGCTGCCTTGCGAACCAGTAAGTACCAGCCCGTCGATATCGAAACCACCAACGAAGGGTCGCTCTTCGATCTCGAATCCAAGGAAGAGTGTCTCAAAGATTCGTACTATTCGGATAGTAGAGGCGGTGTTTGCGGTGGTCAAAAATTGGTTGCTGCGCAAGCGGGATACAAGATGAAGTAAAATCTCCAGTATATATAAATGGCATTAGTGACTAGCCAGTCAACTTTACCCGATTTTGAATACGAACACCACACGGTTATACTCGATAATTTGGATCACGGTTCAGATAATACAGATTTTACGTGTTTTTTACCAACACCACTCGAAAATGTCGTCCAAGCACAATTAGTTGCCGCGAGTATTAATACAACAGGTGATGCTCAAAGATGTATACACGTTGGTATCGAAGAACTTAAAAGTAATTTTTCCCAACGTGGAAAAAAGGATCTCGACGATGCCGATAACCATCTTAACGGTGTTTTTGGAAGCATTATTTGCGAACATTTATTGCACGCCGGTAGTGGTGCTCAAAAAGCCGTGTTTTTCAGAAACGAGTATCCAATTATCCAACAGTATTATAGCCCACTTCGAAAAATAGATAGATTAACTTTCAATTTAGATAAACAGGACGGCGGCGCAGCCGCATGCGGAGACGTCGTTTTCATTTTTAAATTCGTTTGCAAAAAAAGAAATTTGCCCTTCAAATAATTTCAGGGCGCCACACACGTATAATTTAAACCTCTTATTAATATAAATGTCTTCTGGTGTTGTTCAACTTATTGCCATTGGTGCTCAAGACGAGCACATAATGGGCGAACCAGAAATTTCATTCTTTAGCTCCACATTTAAGCGTCATTCTAATTTTTCACAATCCGTCGAAAAGCAAACGATACAGGGAGCTGTGAAAAATAACGCTATGTCATCTATTAAATTTGAACGATCCGGCGATCTTCTAGGGTACACGTATCTTGCTATAGATAATAACGTAAAAGCACTCGATGTTAACAGGTGGGATAATCTCATAGATAAGGTCGAACTACTCATAGGAGGCCAGGTCATAGATACACAAGACTCGGCTTTTACCGAAAAAATAGCCATAGATACGTTCGCAACAAATATGTCTAAAAGCGCCATGGGTACACACCCAGGTATCAGCTCTAGATCATATTTTTACCCGTTCAGGTTCTTTTTCTGTGAAGGTGCTCAGTGTGCTTTACCAATTGTTTCGTTACGGTACCACGACGTTGAACTCCGCATTTATTGGGGTTCACAAGCGAGTAATTATAACTTTGAGTGTTATTCGAACTATTATTACTTGGATAACGAAGAACGCGGAAACCTTGTTTCTCGAAACCATAATTTACTCATTACACAAGTTCAAAAAAGTATACCATCAAATGAACTTATACAAGAACTTACATTCAACCACCCCGTTAAGTATCTCGCGTGTTCGGATACAACAACAGAAGGTGCGTTAACATCCGCAACAAATAAAATAAAAATCGAAATTAACGGTCTCGATTTGTGTAATTTTAAATTCGGAAAACCACACTTTATGGAAATACCCAATTATTACCATACGACGTTCGTCACGTCCCCCGATTTCTTTTTATACTGCTTTTGCCTCTCGACGAGCTCACTCCAGCCGACAGGAACGCTCAATTTTAGTCGATTAGATTCTGCTAAGATAATCAGTCAAACCATGAACATAAATGACCCAATATACGCGGTTAATTATAACATTCTTAGAATTGAAAATGGTATGGCCGGTTTAACCTACGCAAATTAAAATACATACTTATATTAATATGGTTAAAAACTTACCTACCATCGAGCGGTCTACCAAAATCCGGTTTGGTAAACACGCTAATGATGATCAGGCCGAAAACACGATCGTGTTCAACGCCTCCGAGAGTTCGCTTACCGCCTCACAATCTGGTTCCATGTACATGACACCAATTAGAACCGCAGAAATTTCAGGGTCTACCTTTTTAGGGTACGTTCCAGGTACAAAGGAAGTTGTGAATACGGGTGTATTAACATCACTGTTAGGTGGTGTGACTTTGGAATCTGCCGCAGATCAGGGTAATACAGTATCAAACGTCGTTCAATATACAAACGAAACAACCAGTTTCGTAACATCCTCTAATGTTGGTATATCAAATACTGCACCCACACACACCTTATCGGTAAAAGACAAGGTTTTTATAGGTGGTCCTACAGGTGATCCAGATGATCTTCGTGTAGAAGGTAATACAAAAACCAATAAATTACAAACGGGTACAGAAGTTACCATCGATAAAAACGCCACGAACAAAATCCAAGTTTCGGGTATTGTCAAAACAGATAAACTTCACGCAGATTTTATAGGTGTTTCAAATATAGCACCTACAAACTTAATAAGTATAGGTCCCGATGGTCAAACCACGCTTAATATTCCATCAGATACCGCATATGCACTTAGTACGACCGGGAACGTTAACGCACAAAATTATAGAGGTGATGGTGGTCTCTTATCAAACGTCACGCTACAAACGGTTTCGGATAAAAGTAACATAACGTCAAATACCATTATTTTATCGAACTCGGATGTTGGCACAAAAGCACTGGGTTCGATAGTAGCAGAGGGTGGGTTTTTTGGTCGGATTAAGGGTTCAAATGCAATAGTCGCAAGTACAGTTACGGCAACTTCATTTTCTGGAAGCGGTGCAAATATAACACAGATCAATCCAACTAATATTAATGGTTCTATTGGTGTTGGTGCTGGCGGTACAGGTTTGACTTCATTTAGCGAAGGTGATATAATATACGCAAATAGTACATCTTCACTCGCTGCAGTAGGTACAGGTTCAGCAAATGCGGGACAGTTTCTTAAATTGAATTCGACTAAAACAGCACCCGAATGGTCCGATGTTCCACTCACATTAGACGAGGTACTCGCATCACAAACTGGTGTATCTAACGTTTCCGACGAAGTCATGACATTATCCAAGGGGTCGGGTGTAGCCTTGGAAATAGAAACAGCTCAATTAGCATTAAACGGGTCTGGAACCGTATTAAATGCACCAAATGGTAATATAACTGCAGGTTCGTTTGCAGGTGACGGGTCAGCTATAACACACTTAGATTTGGGTGATGCTACTAATACCGGTCAAGTTGCTGTTGATCGAGGTGGTACGGGTGCTACTACTACAACCGGTACCGGTGATAACGTATTAGCAGGTTCTCCAACTATCGACGATCCAACTATTACAAACGGTGTAGTAATATCTTCGGGAGGTCTTAAACAGAATTCTCTATCTTTGTTGAATACACCATACGTGAACAGTTCCGGGGTATTAGCGGATAGTGCAACATCTTTTAACCCATCTAACATGGTCACGTCTATTAGTTCAAACGTAGCAATATCCGGAAACTTAACCGTAACCGGTAATGTTACTTCACAACACGCGACGGATCACTTCATAACCGATAATATATTTTCGGTCGCACACAACAACACCATAAATAATAAAGATATGGGCCAACACATGACGAGACCATCCGCAAACGTATTTGCAGGTTTTTTGGGACAAACCATGGCTAATGAATATACAATCGCTTACACGGATAGTAAATCCGAAAGTCAAACTATCGTACCAACTCTTAATACACCAGACGGGTATATTACCGCAAACGTTTGGGGTAACGTATTAGCGGGTAATGTGACAACTACTGGTACAGTAGATGCTTCATTACTAAAAGGGTCCGGTGCTAGTATAACAAATATCAACCCTGCTAATTTTAGTACTGTCGTAGAAGTTGATAAAGGTGGTACGGGTGTAAACTCACTATTCTCGGGTGAATTTTTATATGGTTCAGGGATGGGTACAATGTCAAAATTATCAACATCGGGTGGTAGCGGTAAATTTTTGAAACTTACCGGAACAACACCATCGTGGGCCGCCGTTTCTTCAGATTTACAAACTATTACAGATGGGGGTGTAACAACAACCCACACGATCGCGTTTAATAACTCGACAACGGGTTTAACATCCGCGGGTGATATCGATATCGCCGCTACAAAACAAATCGATTACGCGGGTGATGTTTTACTTAAATCGTCGGCAGGTGCAATAGCATCGTTCAAGGTCGATAACGCTATAAAACTCGACCCGGCGCATGCATCACCTACAAATAACGTTTTATCGTTTAATACGTCCACGGGTGAGATTTACGATTCGGGGGGACAAGGTGGTTCATCACTCGATAATATTCACGAGTACAAGGCAAATGTTTCTATAGGCCCATCAGTCGCATCCGCTAATCTTACAGTTAACGTATTCGAATCGAATGTACTCACGGTTTCGGGGAATGTATCAGCGGATAGCATTACAATAGGTTCTTTACACGTCGCTGCATCACCGTTTAGTTTGGACGATGTTGCCGAAGCACATGCAACCGCAAACGTAACATCCAATGTTCTTCAGTTTACGGGTCCACCAAACACGGTTTTACATGATAATACATTTGTTACGACGAAAAGTATTAAAATCGGTTCAAACGTTAACGCTACAGGAAACCTCATATCTCAAAATATACAACTCACGAATCCAGATATAACTGCAACAATGTCCAGTACAAATACCATAACCATAGATGCTAAAAATAAAAGCTACGGAACAGCACCTCTCGTTGTTTTAGGAGGCGATCTAGAGAGTCTCGTATATTCAAATCTTATAAACGGTGCACAAATAGTTGTACCATTATTAGCAAATGGTTCAAATAGGACTGTATCAAAAACCGTATCGAATGTTAACTGGTATGTCCAGACAGCAGATGTTTCGATACCACAAAATGATCAAGCGCTCATGACCGTATCAAATGTTGCAGGGAATGTATACATGAATGCAATAACATTTACTTCAGGATCGTGATTTTTTTTAATTTTTACTCTTTCATATTATACATAGGCTTAAAAATAAAAAACCTTAGTATAATATAAAATATGTCTGGAGGTATAGCCCAACTCGTCGCAATCGGTGCCCAAGATGCGCACCTTGTCGGTCAACCCGAAGTTTCCTTTTTTAGATCCAACTACAAACGTCACACAAATTTCGCCCAAACTGTCGAAAGACAGGTTATCCAGGGCAACCCAGTCGCTAATGGTATGTCCACTGTTAGATTCGAGCGTAAAGGTGATATGCTCGGTTATGTCTACATCTCGAACAGAGGTGCGGATATTACCAATTGGGCTAACAGAGTCGCCAAAGTTGAACTTTTGATTGGTGGTCAAGTCATTGATGACCAAACTGACGAGTTTATTAGAACGCTCGCACCAGTTACCACGAGCCAAACGTACTCTAAATACAAGTTTAACAACGAATACTTCTACCCACTTAAATTTTCGTTCTGCGAAAATGCTCAGTCCGCGATCCCATTGGTCGCTCTTCAATACCACGATGTTGAATTGAGAATCACGTGGGGTTCGTCGGCTACAGCTGACGCGGAAGTGTATGCCCAATTCATCCACCTCGATACGGATGAACGCACGGTCTTGTCTTCCACCCCACAAAACATGCTTATTACACAAACGCAAAAATCCATCGGATCTTCTGCCAAAACCCAAGAACTTAACTTTAACCACCCAATGAAATACTTGGTCGCGGTTAATACTATGACGACTGCTAAGGTCAAACTTCAAATTAACGGTACGGATGTCACCGATTCTAAGGCTGCTCGACCACACTTTACATCGGCACCAGTCTACTACCACACGCAAGCCGCGGATACAACGGCCACTACAACGTTCTTGCAACCATTCTGCCTCGATACGGCTAAGCTTCAACCAACTGGTTCGCTCAACTTCAGTAGACTCGATTCCGCGAGACTCGTTTCCGACTCTACGTTGTGGGCTAACGACATCTACGGTGTTAACTACAACATCCTCCGTATCGAAAACGGTATGGGTGGTTTGATGTACTCGAACTAATTTAATTTAAATAGCCAGTTATTATAAATGTTCTGGCAAATAGTTTTTCTCGCAGCTTTTATTTTTATAATTACCTACGATCCCAAGTCCGGAACTTTGAATCATCTCGTCGACTCTAAACAAGAACCCACTCAAAACGCGGAGTGTAAAGAAGGTCACTTCCAGGAGATTCAATTTGCTCAACAAGGATACGAATGCCCCAGGGAACAAAGTGTTCATATGGGTGCGATTATACGAACTTAAAAACATAATTCTACATTTCAGTATAAAATGCTTACGTTCGATCGTGATACCGCAATAATTGTAGCTATAGTAGTATGTGTTGCTGCTACTATTTACATGTATTTAGAACTCAAAAACACCAAGGAAGAAATGGAAGGAGTCAAGGGTGTTAATGGTAAAATAACCTCATTTTTATCAAATATTAGACCAATCCCAGCACCACAATCTGTTCAGGTACCAGAAAATAACGATGTAAACCAAACCCAAGTAGAAGTTGAGAATGATGAAATTTCAGAAAGCGAGGAAGAATCCTCAGAATAATCATCTCGCTAAATTGTAACTTGCAAATGTGCAATGAAGAAATACAAGGCTATTGCTATTCCTGTATCGTTTACTGGTGATAAACCAAAGTTTCTCACCGTCCGGGATCGTAGATTCAAAGATTGGATTTTCGTCACCGGAGGGTGCAGGCGGAGAGAAATACCGAACCCCATACGGTGTGCCTTACGTGAATTAGACGAAGAAACACGTGGGGTCGTTAACCTAAAAAAAGGTGAATACACGGATTTTAAGTTCATCGTGAAAGAAAGTCCAGGTGTAGAATTAGAATATAACGTTTTCATATTTTACGTAAATTATACTAAACAAGAACAAGACGAACTCGTAAGAAAGTTTAACGAAGAAAAACAAAAAACAAATTTGAAAAAAATACAAAAATTACCCATCAAGCGAACGCACGATGAAAACGATTTTATGAATTTTGAAACACTAACCGAATTTAACAAGAAGAAACAGTGGGATAGGATTGTTAAGAATGTTCTTAATAACCCAGAATTCTATTCGTGTGTGACTTCTATCCATAGAAAAACCTTCTCTATTAAATAATGAAGTCCAAGTCTTATATTTTATCTCAAATAAAAGAACTTCTCGTAGAAAGACATGGTTATACCATGGCAAGAGCAGAAAGGTACGCTGAATTACATAAAGAAGATAAAGTTTATGAATTACTCGTTTTAAAGAAAAAATTATCAGAAGAGGAAGAGTTTCCAGAAATTTCTTACAGAAGAACAGTTTGGAGACACCACTACGATAGTGAATGAATATAAAAAAATAAATATAATATTTGGTAAGTAAGACCATGTCTAATTTTAAACAATGGTGCAAGGAACAGGGGTTCTGGCATGGCTCCAATATATCACATGTGCTCATGGACAAAGGCGTCCTTTCCGTGCCATTTGATAGATTGAATGATTTTTATGAAAAATGTGTAGAATCCTACAACTCGGGTGAAAAGATATACGTCGTCGAACAGAAAACAGAAAATTATAACTTTTTTGTAGATCTCGATTATAAAGACGAAGAAGCATTATCTCCCGTCTCTGTAAAAAGCTATTGTCAAGTTATATGCGATAAGGTTAAAAAATTTGGTGGTAAAGACGCAATCATTTCATACGCACTACCAAAACCAGGTGGTAAAGACCTTATAAAAACAGGTATTCATATAAATTGGCCAGGGTTCGTGGTAAACCGATCGTCCGCTTTAGCTCTTAGAGAACATATTATAAACACTCTCAATACCGTTTATGGTTCAAAAAATTGGAGTGATATTGTGGATATAGCAGTATACGGAAGTTCTTCTAGAAAAACACAAGGGAGTGGTTTTCGTATGCCTTGGTCTCACAAAATCGGTAAACACGAAAAGTGTTCGGGGAAAGGGTGTATAGAGTGCAATAACACGGGGAAAGAAACACAGGGTGAATATAGACCAGTGTTCATGTACAAGGCCGGAAACGATTTTACCATGTTAGAAGAAATAAAAAATAAGGCTGTTGCCAATGTTGATATGCTACATATGGCAACTTTACGAACAGAAAGCGAAGATCCAGTATATATCGAAGGCGCCGAAATAAAAATACAAAATGGTTCGTTCTCACCCGAACAAATAAAAAACGAATTCAAAGATCAAGAAGTACTTGGATTAATAGAAGATTTTGTAAGGAAGAATTTAGAAGGTCAAAATACAGCGAGAATAACAAAAATATACGAAAGTAATAAACACTTTCTCGTATCAACAAACTCATTTTATTGTGAAAACAAAAAATGTGATCATAATTCCAATCACGTATGGTTCCATATAATAAACGATACTATTTCACAAAAGTGTTTTTCAACTACTGACATAGTACGACATTTTGGATTTTGTAAAGATTTCAGGGGACGAAAACATAAACTACCACCTAGAATAACAGATAAACTATACAAGGATATCGAATTTTCAAAATATACAGAAAGAAAACCAGAAAAAATAGAACCAGAACAGGAAAAAACAGACGAGATTGATGTAAAAGAAAGACTCGAAAAGTTTATCAAAAAATATTTAGTAAAAAACAATGATTTTTATATTACAAAATTAGAAAAAAAGAAAAAGGCAAAAACGTATACGGTTCACGTTTCATCGTATCCATGTGAAGTATGTAATAAAAATGTACATTTTCAAATTTCTAAAAATAAAATAGAGAAGAAATGTAATTGTATGAATCGAACGCATATTCTCTCAGATAAAATCACAACTAAATTATAGAATGCTAGCTATACTCTTCTTAGCGATTGTAATATTCATGGTATCTTCCTTAATAAAGAATGAACCAGACACTGCAAAAATACATGATTTAATAAGACAAACCCATAAGTATTCAGGTCTAGACCAGACCGCATACACAGATTTTTACGCAAACATAAAACTTGCATTAGTTAACCTAGATCAAGAGGACGTTTCTAAAAAATCTCTACACAGGGCCCTTTCAAATTTAGATGAAATTGGTCTAAGTACAGTATCAGGGGATACAGAAGTTCAAAAAGAACTCAATAAAATTAATGTACAATTAGAGGCCTATTTCAACGAATTATACATCAGGGAACGCATAAAATCAATAAATGAGTAAAATACTTAAAGGAAAATTGTTTTATTAAATTATAACATGGCTATAGGTGTTAAAACGCGATCGGGGAGAATCTCTAAAAAACCAGATAGACTAGAATTATTTGAAGAAGTTGAAGACGATTATAAAGAAGACGAATACGATTCCGATGTTGATTTACTACAAACAGATGATGAGGATTTTTGTACTGATGATGAAGAAGAAAATTCGGAAGAAGAATACGACTCGGACGAAGACGAAAATGGAAATCTGAAAGATTTTGTCGTTGATGACGACGATGAAGACGAAGAATATTCAGATGAAGAAGAGGAGGAATATTCAGATGAGTAATAACGGGCTTAAAAAAATAATTTTAGAAAATATAAATGGAAGCAGACGTTGGAACACCAATCGAATACAATCCAGATGAATTTTCAAAACCAAATCATTTACAAAATGAAATCGATAACGAAAATGAACCGGAACGTGATGATAATTATTACATTCCGCCTCATCAACAAATATACCCACAACACCAACAAATGCATCAAGAAAAGTACGATATATTCGCAAACCTTGATAAAACAGGGTATGTTATAATATTCGTAGCGTTTCTACTAGGATTCTTTATGGGTAAGACCATGCAACCAGTCATTCTTAGACCTGGATAGGTTTACCTTTAACCCACATGTATTGCGATTTTGTTTGTTGACCCTCGAATGTACCTATACTACCATACGTAGTACCAGTGAAATAAGACCTACTTACAATAAGTGGATCATCCATAATGTCAGTTGCTACATCTGATGCCGTAACAGGTTCTTCGGATTCTGATTTACTTTTTCGATCTCTATACAATCGTAAAAATAAACCAACCGAAAATAATACAATAAGAATGGTGATTATGTTCAATATAATACTCAACATACTTACATTTATATAACAAAAATAATTTACGCTTCTGGATCAATATTTTCCTTATTTTCCGACGAAACTTCCTCTTCACCACCAACTTCTTCCTCCTTTACCTGTGCATTTACAGAATTTTCAACTTGAACCTTTTTTGCTTCCATTTCCACTTCCAAGTCTTCCTTTTCCTTTCTCTCCTTTTCAGAATCAAATTTTTGCATAGCTTCGACCGAATTAAAACCACGCTTCGTCGCCTCTTTCTCCA